TCGCCCACTGAAGCCGGCCTTTATGCCGATATAGTGTGAGATATCCGGGCTAGAGCCTCATTGCATCGGTTCGAGGTGGGAGGGTTTGCCGTCCGCGCCGTAGACCACGCGCTTTGGCGCGCTGAGGCCCTTGAGCGCGTTGAGGAGCTCGGCGATCAGCGGCGTCGGGTCGAACGCAGGCCCTGCCGCAACGCCGCCCTCGCCTTCTAACCCCGGCTCCGATCCGGCGCTCGGCACCCGCGGCACGGTCATACCGCGCGCCACCGCCTGCGCCATCTCCTGGCTGTGGCGTTCGCGCCGGATGGAGGCGTCGAGCAGCTTGAGCTCGCGCTCGAGCTCGAACTTGCGCTCGGCGAGCGCCAGCTCGGCCTGCGTCTTGATCTTCTGCGTCTCGATGTCAGCAAGCGCCTGCGTCTTCTCGATCTCGCTTCTTGCCTGCAGCGCCACCAGTCCGGGGTCGGGCGCCGCCAGCGGCGGCGCCCCCTGTCCCTGCGGGTCAGTGAAGAAGCGGTCAACGCTCTTGAGCCCGACGAGCTTCACCACCTCCTTGGCCGAATTGTAGAGATTGTCCGGCGTGACCATGTGCGTCAGGCCGGCCGCCAGTGCCTCCCGCTGCAGCCCGATGATGCTCATGACATGGGCGAGCTGGTCGGCCTTGCTGCCGGTGCCGAGCCCGACATTGATGGTCATGTCGTTGCGCTCCTTCCAGTCGCGCGGATCGACGTTGACCCATCGATTGCGCAGCCGCACCGTCTGCGCCTGCGAGCCGTACTTGCGGATCATGCCGTGCAGCAGCGAGAAGAGGTCGCGGATGCCGGTCTCCGCGAAGATGCGCGCGATCAGCTTGACCCGTGCCTGCGCGGCGTTGAACATCTGGTTCGCGATCGTCGCGACCTGGTTCTGCAACGCGTTCGGATCGACTCCCTGCCCCTGGCGGGAGACACCGGTGCGCCATTCGCGGGTCGCGTCGAGGTACTGCAGCGCCGGATAGATCGAGCCGGTGATGTCGGGCACCACCTGCCACTGCAGCCCGCCCGGCACTTTGGTGCGCACGATGCCGCCTGGGCGCGACACCAGGAGATCGTCGAGCGTGTTGTCGCTCGCGTGCGACTCCGGCACTTCGACGCGCGGGTGATTGTGCAGATAGAGGTTGTCAAGCGCGCCGCGCAGAAGCGCGGTCTTGATGCGCTGGATGTCCATCACCAGGTCGGCGATCGAGCGGCCAAAGAAGCGATGCGTCATGATGACGGGCGTCATCGCGGCGAACGGGATCACGTCGACCTCGACGATCTCCTCCTCACCGTCGCGGACCATGATCTCGTTGTCGTCGCCACCGGTGGTCACCCGATAGAGCCGCGCCTTGCCGTCGCTCTCGTAGTCCATCCGCACATAGTGCTCGGTGACCTTGATCTCCCGGTTCGCCTTGTTGGTGCGGTCGCCGGTTGCGACGACGCTCTCGTCGACGGTGTCGCGCGCACGGCTTTCGCTCGTCTCCAGGACGGAGTGACTCGGCAGCCGCCGCACCTGCACGGGGTCGTATCCCGACGCGATCAGGTCGGCCTCGCGCCGGATCACCTCGTGGAAGCAGTAGCCGCAGTCCTTGAAGCTCCGCGCGTTGCGCGCGATGCCGAACTCCTCCGGCGGCACGCCTTCCACGCGCGCGCACTGGTAGGTCTTGCGGGTGAGGATGGTGACGTCGTGAAGCTTGGGCGTGTCTAGACCGTCCATGGAGTTGTCCAATGTGGTGCCGACGCCGACGGCGTCTCGAGAGGGATCAGCTGTCGAGCCGACAGCCAGATGGACAGAACCGCTTGAGCGCGGATCGCGCCCCGCGTCGCGCCGGCGCGAGAGCTCGTGAAATTTTCGCTCTGCTCAGCCGGTCACTTGCGGCGACTGTTGGGCCTCGGCTGCGGGCGCCTCGGCTGTGGCGGGCACCGGCGCCTCGGCCGCCGCGACGGGCGGCGTGATCTCGTGCACCGTGTGCGCGACGATCTCCACCGCCGGATTGGCCACGATCATCATGAACTGCTCGTCGGTCAGGCCATAGAAGGTCTCGCGCTGCTCGCGCTCCTCCTCCTCCCACCACACCTTGACGATGCCGACCTTCGAGAGCAGCGCATCCTTGATGAACGAGTAGAGCACGAGGAAGCCCGGGTTCTTCTGCATGAAGACGTGGTTGACGTAGTCGGTCTCCTGCTCGGCCGCCTCCACATCCTCCGCGCCGACCGGGTGGAACTCGACGACCTCCTCGCCGCTGCAGAAGATATCCATCAGCGTTGGCATCATGCCTTCCACCGTGTCGGCGACGTCGGTCGAGACCGCGCGCGAGCGGCCTTCCGCCGCCGGCATGTCGCGGCTCATGTCGCCGAGGTAGTAGTCCATGGCGTCGGTGCGCTCGGCGGACAGTCTTGAGGATTGCATGGCGGAGAGCGCGTCGGCCTTCTCGGCCGCCAGCATGGCCTTGAGCTCGACCGTGGTCATCTTGGGCATGAGCGCCTCGATTGTTGGAGGAAAGTCGTGGGCCGGCGCGGCACGTGTGCCGCCCGCACGAATTCGATGTCTGAACGGGTGAAGCCCGACACGCGTCGTCGCGCGCGGGCGCAGAGGCTACTCGGTGTACATGATGTCGCCGAACTTTGATCCCAGCGGCCGGCTGCCCTCGTACTCGACACTCCGAAACTCATTCGGTAGGAATTCTCGCCGCAGCCCGTCAATAATTTCGTCATCACGAATGACGAGGCCCATAGCCGGCCGGTTTTCCTTTTCTAACCTCGTTAGAGTAAGCACGATCTCCCAATTTGGGTATCCAACTAGCAATTTCCGAAGCGAGTTGATGACGGCCGGCCTTATGAACTCGACATTGCCCGTTTCAAGTTTGTGCTGGTAGTCGCCCCAGTCATCACTGACCAGCAGATAGTCCTTCTGCACGTAAGCGTAAGAATTGTCTTTCCATTCGGTTCCATCCTCCTCCCCCAACGGCCGGAGCAATTCCTGGATTTTGTCGTAAAGGGCGATCCATTCTCGATGCCGCAGGTCAGCGCTCATGGTTTGGAACTCCCCTGGTCTAGTCGCTCCCTCCCCGTATGCCCGTGCGAAGACGATAGAGCCTGTGGATGCGGAGTATTGTTTGACGATAGCCTAGTATACGCGGGTCTTCCGACGCCGCAATTGCTCTCAGCACGCGATGCGCATGGTCACGCGTCATTTGTTCTGGCGTGATACGGTTGTCTTTCAGGTACCGCTCAAAGAGTTCCCCGACCGCTTTGTTGTATTCTTGGTGAGGCTTATCAAACCAATGCCCCAATGCTTCGCCACCAGCGCCAGGAGGGACCGAACGCGGCCGGGTTTGGATTGGAAGCTTTCCTGTCTTCCCCACACCAGCTGCGTCAAATACTTCCAAAGCTTCGCGCGGTATTCCTTTCCAATGCTGTTGCGGGAACCAATGCATCCCATGGGCCTCGGCCGCGTATTGCGCGCCCGATATCCAAAGGTTGTCAGGAGTAGCATCCGACAAGACTCGTGGATCGTTTTGACTGTCGCTGGTCCATGGATCGTCGTCGGAAACGCTCCTAGCCATCGAAGACGGATTTGGTTCGAGCGCGCGCTGTGCCTGCGGCGGCATTACGGGCAACAAAGACATTGATGGATCGGGCCACCGCACGGACTGCGGCGGCACACCGGCGAGCGCGCTGGCCGGCCAGCCGGCGATTGCAGCAGGCGGCCCTCCGCCCGCGGTCGGTACGCGAAGCCCGGGCAGCGTCGGCTGCAACGCTGCGAACGCCGGCAGGCGCGGCGGCATACCAAGCGCTGCCGTCCATGGATCGGGCCGCGGCGCGAAGGGAAACGCGTCAGGCCGTCCGCCCCACTGTGCGGGCAGCAAGTCGAAGTATCCTTGCGCCAGCGAAGGCGCGGGCGGCACCGGCGCTGGCCGCGGCCGGATGTAGCCCTCCGGATCGCCCCACAGCGTGGGTATCCAATCCAGCAAGCCGTACGAGGGCTTTGGCGCTGCCTGCGGGTCAGGCTCGTAGGCCGGCGGCGATAGGTTGGCGTCGTCCCACTGCGCAGGCAACGCATCCGCCTCCTGCCGGGCACGTAACGCCTCCTCCTCGGCACGTTTCGCAGCCTTGAGTTCCTCCCAAAGGCGATTGATGGCGGCGACTCCGCGGGGCATGGGGCCTCCTATCGAGCATGGGTGTTTCGCCGGCGTTGGCCCGGCGCGAGTGCGATCGAGCAACAGCGCTTCGCAGCGCCATCGCTCCACGATGCAGCGTGTGCAGTTGATCGCTGCGTCGCAGCGGATGTGAGTGGGTGAAGCCCTGTGCGCCTCATCGCGCACGGCGCGTCGGACTGCGGCGCTGAGGGCTGCGTGGAATCAAAACGCCCGGCTACCAAGGTGGCGCCGGGCGCAAATCGCGATCATGGCGAAATCTAACCGATCTGGTTTCACCTGTCAAGCAGCTTTCTTTGTCGTGTCTTTAACCAATCATGACAAAAAATCACAGGCCGAGCGATCGGTGCACTCACACCACCCCCAGCGCCGGATACTCGATCCGCCGTGCAAACGCCTTCGGCCGCACCGGCTCGGCGAAGGTGAGCGCGACCGCGTCCCATTCGTCCGGGCTCGGCAGGCCGCGCCGGCGCATGTCGTCCTTCTTCTCGAGCACCAGCCGCGTGTGGCTGTCGTAGCGGTAGGTCGGCCCGCAGGCGTCGGCCTGCAGCGAGTCGCGGTCGGGCACCTGCGCGCCCGCGGGATCCTCCAGCCACTCCTTCGACTTCATCCACATTTCGGCGCGGCGGTTGAGCGGGCCGCCGCATGGCCGCCCGGCCTCGTCGAGCGGCGGCGGCTCGAGCGGCGCTGCGCCGAAATTCACCGCCGCGACGATCCGGCTGTAGGGCTCGCCCCATTCCCGGATGCGGTCGTGGACGCCGGCGCCGACGCCGCCGACGTCGATGAACACGCGCGCCGGCTGATCGCGATCGATCACCTGCTTGAGCCAGCCCGCCGCCTGCATCGTGTCGAGGCCGACGCGGCATTCGACCTTGGTGACGCGCCTCCCCTCCCGCCAGGCCATCGCGTGGCGGTCACCGCCGGTCCAGGCCGGATCGAAGCCGATGACGAGCGCGCCCGAGGGCGCGCACACAGCCTTGCGCGCCTTCGCAACGAGCTGGGGCGGAATGAAGCTGTCCTGTCCGCTCATCTGGAACGCCTCGGCGGCGTTGGCGGGATATTCCTGCTTGAACAGGACCGGGTCGCGCAGCTCCGCGATCTTCTGGCGGCGCCACGCCATCTGCTCGCGGTCGAGGCCGTAGAGCGCAGCATAGTCGCGCTCCTCCTGATCGAGCACGAAATCGCTGGCAGCGACGTGGCGGTACTCCTCCTGCCAGTACCAGGGAACGAAGATCGCGGCATAGCCGTTGGCGCCGGCCTCGGCCTCGCGCCACATCTTATGAAAGAAATTGCCGACCCCGTTGGCGGTCGATTCAAGGATGCTTTCGGTCCCGGGCTGGTCCGGGATGGTCTGCAGGATGCCGGCAGCATGTGTCTCCGCGAACGGCCAGAACGCGACCTCCGAGCCGTGGAAAAGCTGCACGGTCGCCGAGCGGCCGACGCCCTTGGTGCCGGCGGTGCCGACCTTGTAGCCGCTGTCGAGCGCGTCGAAATATAGCTCCTTGGCGTTGGCAGCGCCGGTCGACGGCCGCCGCGGGTCGCGATCGTGATAGCGCGTCACGATCTCGAACAGGTTCTGCGTGGCCTGCTCCTCGTGCGTGAGGATGAATACGCGCAGGCCCTTGTTGCAGCTTGCGCTGTGGTAGAAGCGGCCGGCGATGTAGGTCGAGCAGCCTTGCTGGCGGCCCTTGAGAATCAGCGCGCGCACCTTGCCGGTCGCGGCGCGCTGCGCCTCGAGCCGCTCGTGAACGTATCGCTGCGCGCGGTTGAACACGAGCGGGGCGATGGCGCCCGACTTGGTGCGGATGCGCAGATATCCGGCGGCGAACAGGGCGTAATCAGCCCCGATCCGCGGCTGGATCGCGCGTCTGAGCTTCTCCAGATCCACCCTCTGCAGTTCTTGCCGCAATGATGGATCGAATTTCGTTGAGAGCGCGGTCGAACTCATCGTCGGTCATGTCCTCGATTCCGGGATTGCTGCTGGGGAATTCCTTGGGCAGAAGCGCGGCGACCAGCCTGACATAGTCGTGCGGCCGATCCTCGCGCATTGTCTCGATCGCCTTCCTGCCGCCATGCGCGAAATCGGCCGCCATGGCCCTCAGGAACGCCCTGCCAAGCGCGTTGCGGGCGCCGGCGGGGCCGCCGGCAAACTCCACGACACGCTCACCACCGTGGTCGATGTTCTCAGCCATGGGCTCTCTCCATCGTGAGTTAAAGTCCCCGCTCATTTCTTCGGTCGCGAGAGCGGGGCACCGCGTCTGGTAGCCCGTCGACGTTCATCGGGAGGGGACCATGAACCATGGGGCTCCGAAGCTCGTGAAGGCTTCAGCCTTGGAAGGCAGCCTTGAAATGCCAACGCCCGGCCGCCGATGGGCGCCGGGCGCAGATTCTTCACACTAGTGAAATCTAGTCGATCAGGTTTCACCGAGTCAAGCCCCCACAGCACGAATGATCACTTCACGATCACTCAGCGATCACTCGGCGATCACTCGGCGATCACTCGGCGGTCAATTCGCGGTCACTCGCGCCCGCGTCGCAGTCGCCGGAACCCTGCGGGATCACCGCGTCGGGCGTAGCCGGCGCGTCCCCAACGCGCAGCAGCGCCACGAACGTCTCCATGCTTGCATTGGTCGCGGTCAGCGCCTTGGCAACCGACGGGATCGACGGCCAACTGGCACGGCCGCCTTCGGTCATGCGCCTCGATCGATGAAAGGTGCTCGGATCAAGCCCCGCGCGCCTCGCAAGATCGCGGGTCGATAGGCCGGCGGCCGCCGCGAGCTGGTCGATGGCGGCCCAGATGCGCTCATGGGTCAGCAGATGGGACATGGAACGCTCCTCTCCACTCTGATGATACACCTATTATAGGATTAAAAGCATATCGGCAAGCCGCATTGCGGCCTGCCCGTCAGAACCAGGTCCAAAGCGTGGTCCGGCTACCGCGCGGGCGCAGGCTCGCGCGGCAATCCCACGACGCCGCCGGCGTCGTGGCGATCCTGCTGTTCCTGCGCCTGGTCTGGCGCCGTGCGGATCGCGACGTTGAGCTTTGCGGCACGATGCGCTGTCCTCGTCATCGAGGCCAGTCGCCCGGCTTCGACGCTCGTGACAGGCTGATGCTTGATCATGACGAATCCCTCCTGCCGAAGAGTGCGGCCGGGACCGTAGACCTGAAGCCTCCGCGCCCGATGTAATGGCCATCACAGCAGCGTCGAT